CTTGCTTTTTTCGTTCGAACCGAAAGGGGTCTGAGCGGTTGTGACCGATAGGCCTAGGTTCAAGCTGACACCGACCGATGAAAGCGAGGATGTACCCAATCCACGCCTAGGCCGCACAGAGCAAGCACTCAACAAGGAACTGCGTGAAAGGGACGATATTGACCATGCTGAGCGGGCCATGCTGCGAGCCCAAGCCCGTGCCGTGGACATTGCCACCGCAGCTGGCGACCCCTACGCCATAAGTCAGGCCAACCGTGTCCTCGCCATCCTCTACCAGAGCGCAGGTCTCAGCCTCGCTGGAGCCCCAGCCACCGACACCTTTGCCGAACTGCTTGCCGAAATGGCCAAGCCCTCAGGCAACGTGGGCCACACCACGCAACCTGGACCGGGATAGCTTCGGCCCAGCCGTTGCCAAGTTTGCCGCTGCCATCGGTTTGCCGTTCATGCCCTGGCAGCAGCTGGTTGCTGATGTGGCTTTGGAGGTGTTGCCCTCGGGGCTGTTCGCCTACAAGCAAGTGATCATCACGGTGCCAAGACAGAGCGGCAAAACGACTTTGTTCGGTGCCACCATGGAGCATCGTGCCTTGATGGTTCAACGGGCCAGGGTGTGGTTCACCCAGCAGAGCGGCAAGGACGCAGTTGACTGGTTGCTCAATGAGCATGTGCCCGTGCTGCAGCCTTTGGCCTCTGCCTTCCATGTGCGCAGGGCGGCTGGTTCGGAGCACATCAAGTGGCATGCCACCGGTTCACTGGTCAGGCCGTTTCCACCCACACCATCGGGGCTTCACTCAAAGATCAGCGATTTGGTGGTTGTCGATGAGCCTTGGGCTTTTGACCTGGTGCGGGGCAAACAGATAGACCAGGCCATTGTCCCCACACAGGCAACGAGGCCCAATGCTCAAGTTTGGAAGGTGTCAACGGCAGGTGATGCAACAAGTACGTGGTGGCTGGGTACGGTGGAGGCTGGCCGTGCAGCAGTCAAGGCAGGCCGGGACTCAGGGCTGGCGTTCTTTGAGTGGACCTGCCCCGATGACCTTGACCCCTGCCAGGAATCGTCCTGGCCCGTCTACCATCCCGCCTACGGGAGGACGATAGGGCCCGAGGCCATGCACGCTGCCCTGGAAATCCTCGGGCCTGATGAGTTTGCTAGGGCCTACGGCAACCGTTGGGTGTCTACTACAGCCCGGGTGATCCCTGCCGACCATTGGCGTGACGCAGCCGATGAGCGGCAGGGGTTGCCCAACCGTGGCGAGGTGTCGCTGGGCTTTGACGTGGCTCTGGATCGCAGCGATGCCGCCATCGTGGCGGCTTGGACCGACCAGGACGGCCGCTGCCGCCTGGAGGTGACCGATTGGGCAGAGGGCACGGGTTGGGTGGCAGCCCGCCTGGTGGAGCTCCAGGCCCGCTGGCAGCCCCGTGCGGTCTCCTATGACTCCGGTGGGCCCGCCCTGGACGTGGCTGACGAGGCTGAGCGTCTAGGCCTGACCCTGATGCCGCTCAAAACCAAGGAGTACGTAGCTGCCTGCGCTGGCTTCCTGGAGGCCCTGACACCTGAAAAGAAGGCCCTGCGCTACCGGCCCCACCAGGCTCTAGATGAGGCTGTCTCAGCCGCCACCAGGCGGGCTGTGGGCGACGCTTGGGGCTGGGGCCGCAGGACAGCCACCGTCAGCCTGGCTGCCCTCACAGCGGCAACGGTGGCCCGCTGGGCTGAGGATCATGCCCCGAGGCTGGGGGCTTTCAAGGTCTATTGACTCCTAAGTTACCGGCGAGTAACTTAGACATCTGTGCTGGCAGTGAGTCCAAGCCAACGGCTGGGCAGCGCTATGCGTGGTGCCGGTAGTGGTCGAGACTCGCTGATTCCACCACCACCTGGTGACGGCTGGGCCATGGGCATTGGCCCCTACGTTTGGGATGCCACCACTGCTAGACGTGTCCCAGCCGTCGCCAGGTGCCTGCAGCTGTACGCAGGCATGTGCAAACAGATGCCGCTGGACGCCTACCGGGGCAGCGACCTGCTGGAGCGGCCCCGCATTCTGGACCGACCCGATCCGACCCATGCCCGCAGCTGGTTTGTGCACAACAGCGTGGAGGACTACCTGTTAAACGGCAACGCCATCAGTCTTGTTACATCCCGAGGCTTTGACGGCTGGCCCACCTCGGTCATGTGGCTGCCCTCATCTGGCGTGTCCATCATCTGGATGCCGGAAACACCTTGGGGCCCGGTCAGCTATTACTACTGGGGCCAGCAACTGCCCACAGCCGATGTCATCCATGTGCCCCGTGGTGCCGATCGCTGGTTTCCTGTTCGAGGTGTGGGCATTGTGGAGGAAGCCCTCTACACCTTGGATCGGGTGGCCATGGAGGAAGCCTACGAGGCCAGTGCCCTGCAATCGGGTGCGGTGCCCTCAGTGGCTTTGATCACTCCACAGGCCACCCTCAACGAGGACACGGCCAACAGTGCCGCTGACGACTGGATGGCCAAATACGGTGGCCCGTCCAGGCGTCCAGCCATCGTCCCCAACGGCACGCAGATTGTGCCCCTGTCCTGGTCACCCACCGACACGCAGCTGATCGAAGCCCGCAAGATGTCGCTGCTGGACGTGGCCAACATCTTCAACCTTGATGGCTACTGGTTGGGCTCACCTGTTGCCGGAATGACCTACAAGACGGCTGCCCCGCAGTACCAGCAGATTCTGCGCACCAGCATTGAGCCCGTCATCGCTGACTTTGAGGATGTGTGGTCCTTCGCTCTGCTGCCTCGGGGCCAGCAGGCCCGCTTTGATCGGGTCAAGCTGCTGCAGGATGACCTGCCCACCACCATGCTGGCCATGGTCAACGGGTACAACGCAGGCATCCTCACCCAAGGTGAGGCCAGGGACGGGCTGGGACTGCCACCAGAGCCCGCTGACGGTATGGGGGACTTCAAGGCAGCCCCGGCACCAACCACGGTGGTCCAGCAGGCACCAACCACAGGACTGCCACCTGCTGACCTGCCGCCAGCTGGTGGCGGCACCGACCAGGAGGGCAACATTGTCTGAGGGCCGTGTGTACCGTTCGCTGGCTGTCCTGGCTGATGTCCAGGCCGTAGGCAAGCCGTACCGCTACCTGGAAGGCCGAGCGGTGCCCTATGACACCTTTGGCGATGTCATGGGCATCTACCTGGAAGCCCACAAGGCGGGAGCGTTCAACCGCTCCACCAACGGCAACAAGGCCCGGTCTCTGCCCTTGATGCTGTTTCACGACAATGCCCGCTGGCCCATCGGTCACGCTGAATCGTGGAAGTCCAAGCCTGACGGGCTGCACGGGCTGTGGAAGCTGAACGACAGCAACGATGCCCAGCAGGCGGCACAGATGGCTGAGGATGGCGACCTGACCGGCATGTCAATAGGTTTTCAGCCCGTCAAATCGGAATGGTCCAGGGTGGATGACTGGGCCCCCGAGCTTGGCCCCGAGCACATGGACAAGGTGCTGCGCACAGAGTCGGCCCTGTTTGAGGTGTCGCTGACGCCAACGCCTGTGTTTGCTGACGCCATGGTTACCAACGTGCACACCGACACCACCCGTGATGCCTTCATCCTGGTCAGAGCCCAACGCCAGGCCGAGCTAGAAGCCAAGCGTGATGCCGAAGTCAGCGCTTGGCGTGATTATGTCCGTGACATTCGCAGGTGAAAGGTTTATCATTCGCACCTGACAGCTGACATACGGGGCCCGCTCCGTCCTAGCTCCCGCCTTGTTGCCCGGGGAAACCCACCAACAACGGCACAGTTTGGGCACGCCAGGCATACACCGCCAGCGAACCAACCAAACAACAAAGGGAGCTTGACCAATGACGTTGCTTGATCAATACCTTGCCCAGCGTGCCGAGCAGGTGGACACCATGGACCACATCCTGGCCCAGGTTGAGGGCCGGGACATGGTGGACGCAGAGCGTGGAGTGTTGGAAGCCTGCCGCCAGCGCATCGGTGCCCTGGACGCACAGATTGCCCCGCTGGAGGAATACGAGGCCATGCGCAACCAGCACGCCGACACCGCCTCACGGCTGGTGCCTGCCACCGTCCCCGCCCAGCCTCGCAGGTTGGATGCCAGCGACCGTGGCATTGAGTACGCCAGCCCCGGACAGTTTGTGGTTGACCTGCTCCGGGCCCGTGGCTTGGGCGATCAGCGTGGTGGCCCAGATGAGGCAGCCAAGCTGCGGGTGCAGCAGGCCTACCAGGCCCGTGTTGTGTCCAACCAGGTCACCACCGACACTCCCGGCATCCTGCCCACACCGATTGTGGGCCAGGTGGTTGACCTGATTGATGCTCAGAGGCCTCTCATTTCCTCGCTGGGCGGGGCCATGGGCCTTGGCGGCATTCCGGGCACCACCTTTACCCGACCGAAAATCACCATCCACACCCTGGTTGGCGTCCAGGCCGGGGAGAAAACCCAGCTGCCCAGCCAGCAGATGCACGTTGCTTCGGTGAGCTTCACCAAGGCCACCTATGGCGGCACGGTGGACATCAGCCGTCAGGACATCGACTGGACCAGCCCAGCGGCTTGGGACATCCTTGTCCGAGACCTGGCCAACGTCTACAGCATCCAGACTGAGACAGCCGTTGCCGCTGACTTCAAAACCAAGGCCACAGGCACTGCGGTCAGTGTGGGCACGGCTGGGCAGCCCATCACGCTGGCTGGTTGGGCCAATGGGCTGTACACCGCAGCCATGCACAGCTACAGCGCATCCAAGCGCATGCCTGACCGCATCTGGTGTTCCCTGGATGTGTGGGCTGCCCTCGGTTCGCTGGTGGACACCACCAGGGTTGTCCTGCCCGTGGACACCACCAGGGAAATGGGGGCACCGGGCACCTCCAACCTGGCCACCTTCGCTGGTGACCTGTTCGGGTTGCCCCGCATCGTGGTGCCCACCTTCCCAAGCGGCACCGCCATTGTTGGGCCCTCCAGCCTCTACGAGGTTTACGAGGAAGTCATTGGTTTGCTTTCGGTCATCGAGCCCTCAATCCTCGGCGTGCAGGTGGCCTACGGGGGCTATGTGGCTTTCGGCAGCTTGGACGGCAACAGCTTTGTGCCCTTGACCATCGTTGGCGTGCTGCCCACCATGGTTGAGCCCGAGGCCGAGCACACCTCCAACAAGAAGTGATGCTCTGATGGCGGCATGGCCAACGCTTACCCAGGTGCGGTCGTTTTTGCGCCTGCAGCCCGACAGCAATGAGGATTTGATCATTGGGTATGCGTTGGCTGCCGCCATCGACTATGGCAACAGACATACGGGCTATCTGTGGGACCCGAACACAGCCCCTTCCCAGTGGCAGACAGGTTTGCCGGATACTGCCTTCCAGGCCTGTCTGATGCACGCAGCCCGCCTGTACCGCCGCAGGGACTCCATTGACGGGGCCCTCGGCTTTGGCGAGGCTGGGCCTATCAGGGTGGGCAAGTACGACCCTGACATTGACGCCATGTATGCCTCCATCGGGCCCGTGGTGTTCGGTGGCGCAGACAGGACGCTGTATCCCTGATGCCATGGGATCGGGCCACCGTGACAGCCTCGCTGGCGCAGCTGCTGAGTGCAGCCCTGGGCGGGGCTGTCACGGTGTTTGATCGCCCACCGCTGAGCCTCAACGTGCCCGCTGTGGTCATCGGACGGGCTGAGAACGTGCAATATGGGGTGCCCACCATGGGCATAGACACCACCACCCTGCCTGTGCACTGTGTCGGGGCTATTGATGCTGATGACACGGTGGATGCCCTCAAAGCCACCTGTAGGTCAGCCGTCTTTGATGACCCGACACTGGCAGGGACCGTGCAGCGGGCCACCTGCACGGGAGAACGCAACTGGCGCAACGTACCTGTCAGCGGTGCTGAGGTGCTGGCAGTGGATTTGATCATTGACATAACCATGTGAGGAGTCTCATGTCTGACCTGATGGATGCACCCACCCTGACCGCCACCGGTGACCCGCTGCCGCCACCAGCCACACCGCTCATCCTGAATGACGCCTATTTTGAGCTTTCGGGCGTCAACCTGCGCTGCCTGGTCAAGCACCTGGAGGTGACACCAGAGAACAAGCAAGTGACGGTGACCAGCTTCTGCTCAGAGATTGACTACCCGGGGGTGACCAAATGGCACCTGCGGGTGACCTTTCAGCAGTCCTTTGACGCTGGGGCCACCTATGCCACCCTGCAGGCTGCCTACAACGCCTATGTGGCCAACGGCAGCCCGGTCAACTTCAAGGCCCGTCCGTACTCCAGCCGCACAGCCTCGGCCACCAATCCGATCATCAGTGGCATGGCCATACCTCAACCCTTTGAATTGATCGGGGGCGACGCAGGGGCAGCGTCAGAGGTGATTGTGGATTGGAACCTGACCGCACCACCCACCGTGGACAACGGCTCTGTTGCCGCCACCGGGGCCACCGCTGGTGCTCCGGGCTACTACACCCCATCGGGTGCGTCCACGCCTGCCAACCTGGCTGCCCTGACCGGTGTGACGGCAGCCCCGGCCACCGCCTGGGCCACCGGGCAGTATGTGATCACCGCTGACCTGCTGGCAGCCCACTGGTCCAGCAGTGCCTGGGTGGCAGGTAAGGCCTGATGGCCACCGCTGAGGTTGGCCTGATCGGGCTCAAAGCCCTGGTCAGGGACATCAACAGGCTGGCTGACGACCAGAAGGGCCCGATGCTGGCTGACCTGAAGGCGGCTGGAAGGGCTGCAGCCGCCCCGGTGGCGGCACGGGTGCAATCCACCGTGCCCAGTGTCTCGGGGGCCCTGGCGGGCTCTGTGAGGGTCACAGCAGCCCGTACCGGGGCAGGGGTGAGGATGGGCAAGGCCAAGGTGCTCTACGCAGGGCCCGTGGACTTCGGTGGGTACCCCGGTCAGCGTCCCTTCCTGGCTGGTGGACGCTACCTGTACCCAGCTGGGGCCGATCTGGCTGCGACAGCCGAGCGCACCTATGCCGCTGCTGTCCAAGCCGCCCTGGACAAATACCCCTGGACCAACGGCACCGTCAGCCCCGAGGCCGTCCATGACTGAGCTTCCCACCACGGTCAAGGTCAGCCAGGCTTTCACCCAGCGCATGCCCACCCAACGCCTGCAGGACACCATCACCCGCATTGAGGGCGGCACCATGGGCGAGGTGCTGCAAAACCAGCCGTTTCGGGTGGTGGCCTTTCGGGCTCTGATGCGGGACTGTCCCGAGCGTGATCCAGAAAACCTGTGGATGCACGCCTATGACGTGGAGGTGGAAATAAGCGAACCGGACCCTACGAACGGCAGCGGGCCGACGCCATCGCAGGCCTCTGCCGTTACTACCGAATGACCCCTGACGAGCTTGAGGCCGTGGACGATGAGGTATTCGCTGCCTTCGTCCGGCTGATGGTTGGTGAGGCTAAGGCCGTCCAAGCCCGCCAGGTCAGGCGATAGACGATGGCCAACAGCCCGTCCCTGCTGCTGCGCATCCTGGCTGATGTTACCGGGCTGGGCAAAAGCATGGAGGAGGTGTCTGCCAAGGGTGCGGGTGCGGCAGGCAAGCTGAAGGACACCTTTGGCGGGCTGCTGTCCACCCTCAACGCCACTGGGGTGCTGGGTCCGTTCGGTGACGCCCTCAACGGTGTGGTCAGCGGCTTGGACCAGATCAACAAGCATGGCAAGGACGCAGGACTGGCCCTGCTGGGTATCGGTGGGGCCATGGCAGGTGTCGGGGCTGGGCTGTCAGCCCTCGGGTCCAAGGACCAGGCAGCCCACCAGCAGCTGCAGGCCTCGGTTCAGGCCACGGGCAAGGACTATGAGGATTATGCCAAGCAGGTTGACGACGCCATCAAAAAACAGGAGCATTTTGGTCATTCGGCATCAGACACACAGGATGCCTTGCGCATCCTGACCCAGGCCACTGGTGACCCGGCCAAAGCCTTGCAGTACCTCGGGACGGCATCGGACCTGGCAGCAGCCAAGCATGAGAGTCTGAGCACAGCGGCTGGGCAGCTGGGCAAAACCTATGGCGGTTCAACCCGGCTTTTGAAGGAGTTCGGGGGCACGGCCGAAAAAGCCACCGACAACACCAAACAGATTGAGGCAGCCACCAAGACAGCCACCGCAGCTGACCAGGTGGCAGCCCAAGCCAAGCAGCACCTGGCTGACCTGGAGGCCATCGACTCAGGCAAAAAGAAGCTGAGCGCTCAGGATGCCATAACCCTGCGGGACGCTGAGCAGAAGGTGACCGAGACCGCAGGCAAGGCCACCGATGCTCACAAGAAGCTGGCCGACATGCATCAGCAGGTCATTGACAAAACCCAAGCCTCCGGCAACAACCTGGATATTCTGTCGGGCAAGCTGAAAGGTCAGGCGTCTGCGGCAGCCGACACCTTCGGGGGCAAGCTGTCAGCCCTCAAAGCCGGGTTTGAGGATCAAGCCGCCCAGCTGGGCCAGAAATACGGTCCGGCCTTGACCGGTGTGGGCAGCATCCTGGCTGGTGTGGGTGCAGCGGTTGAGCTTGTCACCACCCTGCACGATCTGTCCATAATCGGTTGGATAGGTGACGCAGCAGCCGCTGCGGCAGCTGCCGTGGCTGAAAACCTGGCCCTGCTGGGCATACCTCTCTTGATCGCTGCTGTGGTGGCGGGCATAGCCTGGATGGTCACCCACTGGGATAAGGTCAAAGAGGCCGTTGAGGCAGCATGGACGTGGATAAAGGATCATTGGCCCTTGCTTTTGGCTATCCTGCTGGGCCCGTTCGGAATAGCGGTGGATTTGATCATTCGATACTGGTCACAGATCAAAGGTGCGGCCAAGGATGCGGTTGACTTCATCACTGGCCTCTGGAACGACTTTGTGAAGTTCGTATCTGGCTTGCCTGGCAAGCTGGCAGGCTACTTTACCCACATGTGGGACGGCATCTATGACGCCTTCCGGGCCGTCATCAACGATGTCATCGGCCTGTGGAACAAACTGCACTTCACCCTGCCAAAGATTGACTTGGGCCCACTGGGCAAGATTGGTGGCGGTGACATCGGTGTACCCCAAATCCAGCCCATGGCCACAGGCGGCATCGTCAACCGGGCCACCCTGGCCCTCATCGGTGAAAGTGGCCCCGAGGCTGTGATACCCCTTGACGGTCGGCACGGCATGGGCCCAGCCCTGCAAATCAACAATGCCACCTTCAACAGTGCGGTTGACGTCGACATGCTGTCCAAGCGGCTGGAGTTTGCCATCAACGCAGGGGTACGGGTATGACCTACTGCTCCAGTCCTGCCACGCTGCGGCTCGAACTGCTCGACACCTTCGGCAACGTGACCGACACCCTTGATTTGATGAATGAAACAAACGGTTTTCGGGTGGCCTCGCTGGACGTTGCCTATCCCACCGTGCGGGAGGTGACTGCTGCCCTGCCCACCAGGGACGGCGACTACGACACCACGGCTCTGTTCGGCCCACGGGTGGTGACCATTGCCGGATCAGCGATTGCCTCCAGCATGGGAAGCCGCCAGGCCGCTCTGACCGTCTTGGCCCACTGGTGCCAACCTCGGCTGCGGCCCCGTCTGGTCTATGCCGTCGATGCCGACAGGACACCACTGGCCATCGGGTTGCGGGGCTCGCAGATGTCTGGACCCTACAACGACGCCCACATTTCCGCCTTCCAGGTGTCATGGGTGGCCCCCAACCCCATCGCCTACAGCCTGGTGCAAAACTCGGCCACCATCGCCCCACAACAGGCGGCAGCCATAGGCGGAAGGACTTATCCGCTGACCTTTCCCCGCACCTATCCACCTGCTGGCCCCGGTGGTTCGGGTGAAGGCACGGTCACCAACAACGGTGACTACCTGACCTGGCCGTTGCTGCGCATCTATGGGCCGTGCACCAACCCTGCCGTCTATTGGGTCAGCCCACCAGGTGGAGCGGTTGTGTTCGGTGGCGGGCTGTCGGTGGCTGCTGGCGACTACCTAGAGGTTGACACCTTCGCTCAGACCGCCTTGATCAACGGGCTGGTCGGATCGTCCCGGTACTCATCGCTCGACTTCACCCAAACCGTGTGGCAACCGTTCTTCTCGGGGCAGACAGTCCTGCGCTTTGCTCCCACCACTTTCTCTGTTCCCTGCCAGCTGCTGGTGCTCTGGAATGACGCATCCCTTTAAGGAAGGCCCGCTGTGACCGACATCGAGGTAGAACCGCTGGCTGCCACCGACTACGACCCACCGCTGTGGCTGCAGGCAATTACCTATCCAGCGGGCACCGACCGAGATTTGATTGATGCCACGTTCAGCGCAGTTGGCGTTATCGGGGCTGGTGACTTCCTGGTCGGCCCGAGAGGGGCAGGGGCAAACATGTCCGTAGACGTGGCCGCTGGCAAGATTGTGGTACCCGGTACCGACGTTTCCGGGCAGGGCAAGTACATCGGTCGACTAAAAAACACCGTCAACGTGCCCATTTCAGCGGCACCCAGCGCAGGGCTGACCCGCATTGACCGGATCGTGGCCCATGTCGTCGATGCCACCGTGATTGGTGGAACAACCAACGCCATGACCGTTGAGACCCCTGTAGTTGGCACCCCAGCCAGCAGCAATCCTGTACCTCCGACCATTCCCCCATCGTCGTTGCTGTTGGCTGACATCACCATTGCCTCGGGCACGGCTTCGATCATTGTCGGGCTCATCACCGATCGACGGGTGAGGGCGACAGCGACCAATCCCGGACCATACGTGCTGGGTGGCGAAATCCAGGGCGGCACGGATGCTTTCGGCAACTTCAACATGTTCCCCGTACCCGGCATCCCTGCCAACGGCAAAGTCATCTCGGCTGTGGCCATCGGTTCGCAGGCCAACTTCCCAAACATCGTGGTGCGAAACAACACAGACACTCCCGCTGGTGGACCAAACGCCACTTTCAGGATTTTCAACAACGCTGGGCAGGGACTGGGCAGCACGGTCGTGGCCATTGCTTACGTGGTTGTCTGGTCGTACTGATGGCGGCTTCGCCGACAGCGCCGCAGTGGGTTTTTACCCTGGCTCGCCCAACTGGCGAAAATGTCGGCACACTTACCTCAGCCACCACCCGAAGGCTGTCCTGGTACCTGGATTCGGCTGCTGGTTGTGGGTTCACCATGCCCGGTGCGCATCCCGAGACTGCCCAAGTTGCGGAGTTGAGCGTTGACGTTGCCTGCAGTCGCAACGGGGTAGCCTTGTTTCGAGGACGGGTCGGTGGCAGCACCGACACCCTAACTGCCAACGCCGATACCGTTGCCTTTACAGCCACCGACTATCGGGGCATCCTGGGTCGTCGCCTCATGTGGGCCAACGCCACCCGATCATTCCGCCAAGCCGATCAGGCCAACATCGCTTGGCAGATGATTGCCGACACCCAGGCCCAACCAGGCGGCAACCTGAGCATTGTCCGAGGATCGGCACCGACCACCGGAATGCTGCGGGACAGGGATTACAACACCGGTCAGAACGTGGGCGAGGCACTGACCCAGCTGGGTGACGTGATCAACGGCTTCGACTGGGAGATTGACGCCAACCGCAACTTCAACCTGTTCTACCCCCAGCGGGGTCGCTCAACCGGGCTGGTGTTGACCTACGGCCGTGACATTGTGGGTGTCACCCGCACCATTGATCCCACCCGCTACGCCAATGCCGTCTTTTATACGGGCTCGACCGCCACCACGCCAGTGGAGGCAGCCCTGTCGACCTTTGACCCTGAGGTTGGTCGGTGGGACGCCCAAAAATCCGACCCCAACCTGATTCTGCAGCAAACGGTGCAGGACCAGGCCACCGCTGAACTGGACACGGCTTCGACCTTTGACCCGTCTTTTTCGGTCACTTTGGCTGCTGGGCGATGGGACCCGAGTCAGCTGTGGGTTGGTGATGAGGCCACGCTGATCATCCAGGCCGGACGGCTCAACGTCAACCTGACCCGGCGCATCATCCAGATTGATGTGACCTTGGACGATGCGGGGGGCGAAACGGTCATCCTATCGGTGGCTGAGGCTGTGCCCGTGCTCACCTCCCGCCTGGTGTCGTACAACACCAGATTGAACAACGTGGAGCGGGCATTGGGGTACATCCCTGATGCCCCGGTGGGCACAATGTTTGACTGGCCTGGTTCAAGCCCGCCGCAGCTGTTCTTGTGGGCTGACGGTTCGCCCATTTCCAGGGCCGTCTATGCCGACCTGTTCGCCCTGCTGGGCACCACCTACGGGCCGGGTGATGGGTCAACCACCTTCAACCTGCCCAACTGCAACGGACGGGTGACCATGGGCGCAGACAGTGCCTATCCCGTTGGGACGGTTGGTGGTGCGTATACGGTGGCATTGACGGGGACACAGAATGGTGTGCACTTCCATGCCGCTGATGGGATCACCGGGACCGATGGCACCGACCATGGCCATACTTTTAGTGTCGTTGCCGCAACTGGCAACCCTGGCCAGTCCCACAACCACAACACTGCCGCCTTCGCTTTCAGTGGAGTAGCGGCTGGAGGGGTCGGAGTCAACACCTACGTGGCTGGAGCGAATACTACCGGTTCAGAGAACCAGGAACACACTCACTCGGTCACCGTGGCTGGAAGTACCAGTGGCGAGTCTGTCCATCATCAGCATTCTCTGTCGGGTGTTACCCAAAACGCAGGCGACGGCACCGCTCATGAGAACATGCCGCCCTTCATCGCCATCGGCAAAGTGATCAAAGTGTTGTCAGCGCAGAGCACCTAGAAAAGGAGTTTCTATGGCCTGGTTCAGCTGCGCCACCCATCGCCCCATCGCCACCAACACTGGTGGGCGGCTGTCACCTAACCTTGGACTGGTGCTGCACCATGCGGTGGCTGACGGGTCGCTGTGGTCGTTTTTCAACAGCCCCTCAGCGCAGGTCTCCGCACATTTTTGGGTTGCTCAGTCAGGGCTGGTGGAGCAGTACGTGGACACTGATGTGGTGGCCTGGCATGGCATGGACCTGAACAGCCGCTATGTAGGCGTGGAGACAGAGGGCTGTTCCAATCCACCGCACGCTGATCCGATGTCTGAGGCCATGGTGGCCGGCCTGGCTGCCATTTTTGCCGAGGGCATGGCCCGTCACGGCTGGCCTGCTGTCTGTGCCGATGCTAACGGACAGCCAGGGTTCGGCTTTCACCGTATGGCGGTGTCCACCGCTTGCCCCTGTGATGTCCGGCTGAGCCGACGTGACGACATTCTGGCCATGGCCACCGGTGGGACAGCCCCACCCGCACCGACACAGGAGGATGTGACCATGAAAGTGATCAAGCGGCCAGACGGTCGCCAGTACATCACCGATGGCGTAACCAAGCGCTATATCGGTGAGCCCACCATGGAGGCACCTGACCTGCTCAAAATCTGCGGGCAGACAGACCCTGTGGAGCTCGCTGACTACACCATCGACCGCATGCCTGAGATTCTGCCCGTGGTCGAGCCCGACTCTGTCCAGGTCGACCTGGAGAACATTGACCGAGGTGCCCAGTGACCGAGACCCAAGCCTGGTGGATTATCGCTGAGGTTGGCGTGCTGGCCCTCATCACGCTGCTGACCTTCCTGCTCAGCCGCAGGGTGTAATGCCCTGGAAGCTGCGCAAAGAGGTGTACCTAATCCTGTTGGGTGTGATCGTCCTGGTCCTGTCCATCATCATCCTTGCCCGCCATCGCAGCGTGGACACTGACCTGCTGGCGGTCATTGGCCTGGCTGGCGGTGTGGCCATCGTCATCACCTCGCTGCCCAGCAACGGCAGCTGAAGTCTCGGGAGGGCTGCCGGGTTCAGGTTGTCGTCCGGGCAGAGACAGCCCTCCCGAGAGTCAGGGAGTCAAAAGGGAGTCAAAACGGGCTCTGACGGCACCGTGGCCCGGTAAACGGGCTGGTCAGGGAAGGTTTTTCGTCACATGCTTTCAGAAGCTGTTGTTTTGGAAGCCCTATTTTTTGTCAAGCACCTGACCTGCCCAAATGTGCCCCTGACCAGGGCTTTTGCTGCATTTGGCAAGCAGCCCCGATGTCCTGAGGTGCCCCTGGATACCCCTGGATGCCCTGATGTCAGGAGTCAAAAAGGAGTCAAAACGGGTCTGAGCCCTCGGGCGGCTGCCTGAGCCCTGAGACAATGGAAGCCCCAGCCGTCGAGAGGCCGGGGCTTCCGAACACTCTGCGAGGAGAGTGCCGTGCAACAGATTACCGAGACCACCGGGTCCCGAGGCTCAAGCTTCAAGGTTCCCTACGTCAACGCCCTGGGCAACAAGACGACCAAGCGTTTCCGGACCCTGAAGGAAGCTGAGCAGTTCCGCACCCTGTATGAGGCCAGCAAGCTGGGCGTGGCGGCACCGGTGGCTACCGGGCTGCGCCGGACCTTCGCCAGCATGGCGGCAGAGTGGGCAGCGACAGCTGACCACACCGATGCCACCCGTGACGCTGTGGCCCGTGACCTTCGGCTGCACATCCTGCCCACCCTCGGAAGCCACCAGCTGCGGGCTGTCACCACCCGTCAGCTGGCAGCCTGGCTGAGGGCCCTGGAAGGCCGTCTAAGCCCCTCCAGCGTCAACCGCTGCCTCGGGTGGGTCAAAGGCATCCTGCGGGCTGCAGTGGAGGACCATCAGGGCATCACGGTCAACCCTGCCGACAGCCTGCGGGTGGACAAGGGTGACCCAGCCCCGAGGATGGCGCTGACCGGTGACCAGGTGGAGGCCATCATTGCCGCTCTGCCCGAGCACTACCGCATGTGCGCCCGTCTGGCGGCAGACACGGGCATGAGGCTGTCCGAGGTGCTGGGGCTGCGCTCCAGTGCCGTGGACTGGCTGAGCGCCAGCCCGGTGGTGCACGTTGACCGCCAGCTGATCACACCGCCAGCCAGCGAGCGGGCCCCGTACCTGCGCCACACCAAGCATGGCAAGACAGGTGGGCGCAGAGAGGTGCCTTTGAGCCCGGCCACGGTCGCTGCCCTGGCTGCCCACATGGCAGCCCACCCACAGCGGGGCAGTTGCCAGGAGGAAACAGGGGCCAAGGTCATCCAGGTGGATGACCTGGTGTTCACCTCGGATGCGGGCAAGCCCGTCAACCGTCACCTGATCGGACGGGCCTGGAGGCTGGCAGCCAAGCGGGCTGGCGTGCCCGGTGCCCACTTTCATGACCTGCGCCACTACTACGCCACCTTGATGATTGAGGCTGGCCTGTCGGATCGGACCATTGGCATGTTGCTGGGCCACAGCACTGCTGCCGTCACCGCCCTCTACGGGACAGCCAAAAAAGCCACTGAGCGAGCTGCTGATGTGGTGGCTTTGGCCATTGCTGCACGGCAGGTGGCCTAACCACTCTACAAATTCGCTTGACCACTCTGCGAATTCGGGCTCTGTGTGTTAACAACATGTGACGCAGGTGTGGGCTCAACCTGTGAGAACTTTTATCTTCCCACCCAGTGTGGCTGTTTGGGCGGCTGAAACCACATCAGGGTAACTTTGTTCGTACCCTGGCGTACCCTGACGTACCCTAGAGTTACCTAGGGTTCCCAAGCCCGTCACTCGTTGCGGTCATCAGGCTACAAATCTTTCTGACCACCGCTTGCAGCATCCACGGGGCAGGAGTATTGATGTGCTACGGCCCTGACCCTTGGTTAGTGCCGAATGGTGCAGGTGGGTTGACTGGCGCTGACAACAGCACACCAGGACTCATAAAAGAAAGGGTCAAGGCTGGTGGCCACCAAAGCGGGGCCGTCTACAAGCACGGCCAAAAACGCAACCATCAAAACCGACGATGACGACTACCTGACTGTGGCGGATGTGGCGGCACTCGTAAAAATGCATCCCAAGTTTGTGTACAGCCACATCAACAACGGTGACCTACCAGCGGCCCGGATGGGTTCGGATCGGTTGGGCCGTCCGACCAGGCTGAGAGTGCGCCGCAGTGATGCCCGCAAATGGTTGGAGCGGCTCGATGAACAAGGGCGGGCATCGTAGATGTCCAGGGCACGCAGTGCCGGAACCTCGGCAGAGACAGCCATAGTCAATGTCCTGCAGCCCCTGTTCCCCAGCTGCGAAAGACGGGCCCTCAACGGGGCTAAGGATCGTGGCGACATCACAGGAGTGCACTCCAAGCTGGTAGTTGAAGCCAAGGCAGCCAAGCGGGTGGAGCTTGCCCAATGGCTGAAAGAGACCGATGCCGAAGTGGTCAACGCCAACGCCGAGATTGGTGTTTGCTGGTTCAAGCTGCGGGGCTCGACCGATCCGCTGCACTGGCCTGTGGTCATGCGTGGACGGTTTTTTCTGCCCTTGCTGCAGGCCTGGTGTGAGCGATGACACAATGGTCCTTTCCCCGTTCGGCACTGCCCGCCCTGGACGAGCCGGCTGGCGACCCGGACTACGGGGCACAAATCACCTTCTGGTCAGCGATCATCCAGCACGCCCGTCAGCGTCGTGATGAAGCAATCTGCAGATATGTCGCAGCTGGTGCTGCCCGTGCCCAAGCCGCAACGGCCGCAAGCATGAGTATCTCCGCCGTCACCCATATCGTGAACCGTGATCGTTCATGAGATACCTGACCGGTGCCTCGGGCCCCAAAGCTGCCCACCGCTTGGACGTTGGCTTGATGGTTCAGCCGCTCAGCCATGCCCTGAGGCAAATCCCGTTCTTCCCCTACTACGCAGCCGACAACGGGTGTTTCAACCCTGACAGCTACATCGGTGATGATGCCTGGCTAGGATGGATACGCCAGATGCCTCATCCTGAGCGTTGCCTTTTTGTGGTGGTGCCTGATGTGGCCAGACGACCTGACGGGCGGCTGGGTGGTGACCCGGTGGCCACCTGGCGGCTTTTTCAGCAACTGGCACCCAAGGTCCAGGCCCTCGGGCACCGTGCTGCCCTCGTTGCTCAAAACGGCATGGAACACATGGACAACCTGGCCCAGCAGTTTGCCGCTGCTGATTGTTTGTTCATCGGTGGTGACACTCCATGGAAAGAATCGGCAGTTGCCGCCCACCTGGTGACCGAGGCCCGAGCATTGGGCCTACATACCCACTATGGACGGGTCAACACAGCTGCCCGGTATCGATTGGCCTGCGCCAACCTGGCTGACTCAGCTGATGGGACCTTTCTGGCCTTTGGACCAGACAGGAATCTGCCCCAGCTGGAGCGATGGCTCATGCGTGGTGCGCAACTAACCCTAGGAGAGGCCCAGTGACCGGTCCACGCCATACCGTCTACATCAACGGTGACCGCCACTATGACCACAATGGGCTGCACGTTGGCTGGACATCAGCCCTCGGACGCATCAACAAGCCAGCACTGCCGCAGTGGTACGCCAACCAGGCAGCCAAGCGGGCAGCCGACAACCGCAAAGCCCTAGCTGACATGACCGATGCCGAGGCTTACGAGTTTGTCAAAGGGGCAGCCAACAGCAACCGCAACGGGGCAGCCCGCAAAGGCACCGAGGTGCATGAGATTGTCGGGGCAATGATCAAAGGTGAGGATATAGACGCCAGTGATGCAGCCCTGCCTTGGGTGGCTGGGGCTCAGGCCTTTGTTGACGATGTGCGGCCCGTGGTGTCCATGATTGAGACCAGCGTCTACACCGATAGGCTGATGGCGGCTGGCACCTTTGACCTGCTGGCCAGCGTTTTGCCCGGTGTGCCGTCGCTGCCTTGTCCGTGCCTCATAGACCTGAAAGCGGGCAACAATGTCTGGCCCGAGGCACAGGTCCAGGTCACTGCCTACGGTGTGCTGTCCGAATACTGGCTTGACGATAGTGACCGCCAGCAGGAGTGGCAGCGACCAGCCTCAGGTTTGATCGTTCACCTGCAGCCCGGTGGGCATTACCGGCTGTTTCCCTGTGGCTTTGAGGAACCACACAGGCGGGCTGCCCTGGCGGCACTGGAACTCTACCGTTGGGAAAAGACACGGCCCGAACTGTCAGCCATCTTTGTGCCGCCACCAGAGCCCGCCCAGGTGGCCTTTGACGTGGCCTACAACAAGGCCGTGCTGGTGCAGTTCCGGGCTGACCTGCAGCAGCTGGGCCCCGACATCACAGCCGAGGTGCAGCGGCTGTGCGTGGACCGGGGCTATGTGCTGACGGCACAGGGCATGACGGCTGACGCCGAGGATTTCATCAGAGGACAAATCAGGATGCACCTAGCAGAAAGGATGCAGCGCAATGGGTGATTTTTGGGACAACCCAGCCTTTGACGATGATGGCGACTTTCAGGACAACAGCGTGAGCTTTGAGCAGGTGGGCGACCGTTGCCGGGGCACGCTGCTCAAAATGGAAACGGTCAACACCCGCTACGGGGAACGGGGCAAGTTGACCATTGACGACGTTGACCGTCGTAGGCCCATGGTGGTCATGCTGGGCTCAAAGAACCTGGTGGGCCAGATGAAGAACGCCAGGCCTGCCATCGGTGACCTGGTGAGCGTCACGTTGCAGGAAATCCGCAACGTGGCTCAGGGCACAGCCAAAATCTGGCAGGTGGACGTGAGGCATACCGCTGCTGGAGGCTATGAGCATCCAGGCACCAACCAGCCCCGGCCTGAGCAGCCCACACCGATGAGGCCTCAGAGCCCGCCAGCTGACGATTACGACCTGTTCGCCAGCTAAAGAAAGGAAAGGGTTGATGACTTCAAACAACCAACGGACACCACGGCCCATGATTGATGTGATGGAGTTGATCATTGCCGCAGCTACGCCTAAGCACTCTGGACACTGCATGATTGCTGATGCTGTCTATGCTGCTGTACCTGGTGCCAAGAGCGTGTCAGTTGATTTGGCTACGATCCGATGGACGGACCCTAGCAAGGGTCTCCGTTACACCTACTTGACGCCTCGCCCTGCACAGCTGGCACTTTTGGATTTTGACCAAGGGCGGACAGTGAAGCCATTTCGTTTCGAGTTGCGTAACCCAATGGTCACCCTAACTGCAGCGGGGCGAAGGAAAAGGGCAGGGATGCCTGATAAGCCACGCCTGGAGCATCGTAAAGAAGAAAAGAGCAAGGGTGCCAGCGTGGGGACGGTTCCAGCCCGTGTTGGTGGAAGCACTCCACCAAGAGGGGCTTTGGCCAGTGGTGGAAGAATCCGGGTGGGCAAGCGTCGTGAGTTTGGCCTTCGCCAGCTGTCCCGGTAGGTGGCCACCGACACTGATACGGCTTTGGCCTTCCTGTCAGGGCTGTACGACCGCACGCCAGATGACGGTTGGCTCAATCTGTTCGGTGTCAACCGCAGCACGGGTGGACGGTTGGTGGAATGGTGCCAGCTGACCAACCTGCTGGACATGGGCCCAGCGGTGGAAAGGCTGGACCAGCAGGGTGACACCTGGTTCGGCGTGGCCGTCAGACGGGCTCAGCTGGGGCCCTACCATCGTGGTGGTGTCACCGACTGCCTGCGCATCCCTGCCCTGTGGGTGGATGTGGACGTGGCTGGCCTCGGGCACAAACTGCAGGGACTGCCGGAAAGCCTGGAGGAAGCCACCAACCTGATACGCAGCTTTCCGCTGGCGCCAACCGCAGTGGTGCGCTCAGGCTACGGGCTGCAGCCCTGGTGGCTGCTCACAGAGCCCGTGGAGGCTGCCGAGGCCATCAGCGTGCTGGCCCGCTGGGCAGCCACCTGGCACGCTCTGGCGGCAAAGGCAGGATTCCGGCTGGACAGCGTGTTCAACCTGGATCGGGTCATGCGTCTACCGGGCACCCACAATCGCAAGGTGCCCGGTGTGGCCCTGCCCGTGACCGTCAGAGCCCAATGGGATGTTGCTCACCACCTCTCAGAGGTGCTGGACCAGCTGGATGAGGTATCAGAGCCAGCTGAGCGCCAGCGGGCCTACACGGGCCACCTGGCGGGCTCTCGGTTCAACGAACGGGTGACCTGCAGCGAGGTGCTGGCTGATTGCGGTTGGCAGCAGCTGCGCCAGGATGTCAACGGTGACGTGCACTGGCACTATCCCGGGGCCAGCAACGACCAGTCAGCGTCCATCTATGCCAACGATGGACACTGCACGGTGTGGTCGGAGACAGCCTCGGCTGAGACCGGTGTGCCTCTACAGCGTCCACTGGACGCTTACGGGCTGTTCACCTGGCTCAGACACGGTGGTGACTTCCACGCATCCCATGTGGCCGTTGAGGCTATGGGCTTCCACGATGACGCTGACGACCAGCCAGCGGCACCAGCTGGTGCCACCATTTTGGATGGGCCATGGCTCAAATATGTGACCATGAGCAGCATCAAGCCTGTGCCCGTGCGGTGGCTGTGGAACCACTGGTTGCCCGCTGGCAAGTTGACCTGCCTGGACGGTGACCCGGACACGGGTAAATCCACCATGATCCTGGACATTGCCGCCAGGCTGACGGTGGGTGCAGACATGCCCGATGGCACGCCAGCTGGTGGCAGAGGTGATGTCATCCTGTTGGCTGGCGAGGATGACGCTGACGACACCATCAGCTGGCGGTTGATGGCAGCAGGTGCGGACATGGACCGTGTCCATGTCATCACCGGTGTCCAGCGGGTGGAGGCTGACCCGTTCAACATTCCTGGCGATCTGAGGATGTTGGCAGACATGATCCGGCGCACCAGGGCTGTCCTGGTCATCGTGGATGTGCTCAATGAGTACCTCAGCGCCAAGGTGGACAGCCACAGCGACCAGGACGTCAGGCGGGCACTGCACAGGCTCAAAGATGTGGCCTACGACTGTGACTGTGCGGTGTGCTTCCTACGCCACCTGCGCAAGGAAGGCGGCAAGGCCATCTACCGAGGTGGTGGCTCAATCGGCATCGTGGGTGCAGCCCGAGCGGGCTGGGGTGTCGCCTATCACCCTGAGGATGAGGCCCTGAGAGTGCTGGCGGCTGTCAAAGCCAACCTGACGGTCAAGCCTCAGCCGCTGGGTTTCAAGCTGCTGCAGCACCCTGACTACCCCTGCGCTCAGGTCGTCTGGCAGGGACGGGTCAATATCACAGCTGATCGGCTGTTCGGTGAAACGTCAGCAAATGGGCCGATAGATCGGGCCAAGGATTCCATCAAGGAACTGCTGGCCAATGGTCAAGAGATGTCGGTGAAAGACTTTGAAGAACAAATGTTGAAGGAAGGTCACAAAGTGGCCACAACAAGACGGGCCCGAGTGGCGCTAGGTGTGCAGTCATTTCAACGTAGGCTACAAGGCATCAATGCACACTATGTGTGGCTGCCAGGGTCGTCAGACGACCATGACCCAGATGATCAGATGTTCTAATCCAAAACTTAGAGCATGTGAGCAAGTGACTCGCCGCCGGAAATCGACAAAACCGCAGGTCAGAGGCCAAAAAGTCAGATGACCAGTCAAAAGGGGTGACGCAGTGGCGCTCAGTGTGAAGGATCGGCTGTTACTTGCTTACTTCCGCCAACGTGAAGCCGTATTGAAGTTCAAACTCTATGAGCAAACAACGCCAGAGCGATTGCACAGCTATGGTCAAGTTCGATCAGCACGCCAGCGGCTTGAAGGCATGCTGAATCATCCAAGCCATGCAAAGGACAAAATGTGGCGATAACCGAGCAGATACATCAATGGCAAGTGCTGATGCAGGTGGTCAGCGACCGTTGGCGCTGTGTGCCTGTGTGCACCTGTGGATGGCAGGGCACGGCCGAACTGCAGGCCCTCAAGGGTAAGCATCTGGAACCACGGCACAATATCGAACTACGGGCAGCGACCACAGCCCTCGGACATGTGCGGGCACAACGATGACAACCAGAGACAAGAGATACAACACACCACAATGGAAACGTACAAGACTGCTGGTGTTGGAACGTGATGCATGGACATGCCAGATACGGGAGGCAGACTGCACGCACGGTGCCACCTGTGTTGACCACATCGCACCACCGCTGGACGGTGGTGGCTTCTACGACCTGGCCAACCTGCGTGCGTCCTGTGCCCACTGCAACAACACCAGAGGCCAGCGTTACCGGGTGGTACGCAACGCACGGTATGCCCACAGACATGAGGCAGGTAGGTGGTGACTGGGTGGTGATGACACGGGTGGCAACCGAACAGGCATCCACTTTCCCAAGGTGGGGGGTGACCCACGCTGTCGGCAAAAAAGGTGGGGGTCGCTTTTCGTGGTGGCCACGCCGAAGCAT